TGCCGGACTGAAAAAAGCTGAGGTGGAAACGCTGCGAAGCTTTCTGTCTCGCCAGAATGACATCTATCGTGTCAGCTTCGGGCGAAGGGCGACACCACACCTGAGGCAATGTGTGTTTTTCGGAACCACCAATGCAGAGAAGGGATACCTGAGGGACACTACGGGCAATCGACGCTTCTGGCCGATAAAAACTCCCGGTAACGGCAGTAAACAATCGTGGCAACTCACCCAAGAAGAAGTATTGCAGATATGGGCTGAAACACTTGTATACAGCAAAGCCGGTGAAAAACTTTACCTTGATGCAAGGCTTGAAAAGCTCGCCAAAGATGAACAGAGAGAGGCAATGGAATCCGATGAGCGTGAAGGGTTGGTGCGCGATTACCTAGATACCCTTTTGCCAGAGGACTGGGATATCATGGACACCTTCGAGCGTCGCAATTTTATAAGCGGCACAGAGTTTGGTGACAGCAGCCGCATAGGGGTGAAGAAACGCACCATTGTTTCTAATATGGAGATCTGGTGTGAATGCTTTGGTAAGGACCGTGCCAACTTCAAACGCATGGACAGTAATGAGATATCAACGATCATGGCTGGTATCGGAGGCTGGACATTGTCTGATAAGAAGGTTCGAATACCACTTTACGGCCCGCAGTGGGTTTATGTTCCCAAGTCTGTTCCAAGAGGTCAAAGTTCGGAACAGGCATAAAGCTGGGAACAAAAATACTTGTTCCTATGTTCCAGACTCATGTTTTTGGAACAACTCATCGGAACAGGCGATAGCCCTAGATATATAAGAAACTGAGATACCTGTGTTCCTATGTTCCAAAGACTACTCTTAATAATAATTCTAAAGATACTAGAAAGAAAACGAATGCAGACGCACGTTTGCGCGCGTATAGAGATTTTTGATGCTTGGGAACACAGGCTTTATGGAGGATATATGAGAGAGAAAATTATAGAACAAAAATTGGTGAGAGAAACGAAAGACAAAAGGGGCCTCGCGTTAAAGTTCACATCACCCGGTCTAGATGGAATGCCGGACCGGTTGGTGCTATTACCGGGAGGGAAGATGGCTTTTGTGGAAGTGAAAGCTCCAGGTAAAACACTGCGGCCACTCCAAGAAAAGCGAAAGAGACAGTTAGAAGCACTTGGATTTTTGGTATTCTGCATAGATCAAACGGAGCAGATTGGAGGGGTACTTGATGAAATACAGACCTCATAAATATCAAGAGTATGTGACGGATTATATCCTTACTCATCCGATTGCAGCCATTTTGCTGGACATGGGTTTAGGCAAGAGTGTCATTGCACTGACTGCCATCTTTGATCTCACACTGGATAGCTTTCTGATTCGAAAGGTTCTCGTGATTGCACCACTGAGAGTAGCAAGGGATACGTGGCCTACTGAGATTGAAAAATGGGATCATTTGAATGGACTGACTTACACAGTAGCTGTTGGCTCCGAAGAACAAAGAAAATCAGCACTGCTTAAGCTAGCTCAGGTCTACATTATCAACCGTGAGAATGTTGAATGGCTCATTTCTCGGAGCGGGTTACCTTTTGACTATGACATGGTAGTAATTGATGAGCTGTCGTCCTTTAAGTCGCATCAGGCAAAGCGGTTCAAAAGCCTTTTGAAAATCAGACCTTTAGTCAAAAGGGTTGTGGGTCTTACAGGTACTCCTTCTTCAAATGGACTAATGGATCTCTGGGCTGAATATCGACTGCTGGATATGGGGCAGCGCCTTGGACGTTTTATAGGGAAATATCGTGAAGACTACTTTAGCCCTGATAAACGCAATCAACAGATTGTATTTTCCTATAAACCAAAACCAGGAGCTGAAGAAACGATCTACCAGATGATTTCTGACATTACCATCAGCATGAAGGGTTCCGATTATCTTAAATTGCCGGAGCTGGTCATGAACGAGGTTCCTGTCAGGTTATCTGAAAAAGAAATGGAAACCGTCGAAGCGATGAAGCGGGATCTTGTTGCAATGATTAAAGGTGAAGAAATAACAGCAGCCAATGCAGCCGCATTGTCAGGGAAACTTCTGCAAATGGCTAATGGAGCGGTTTATGATGATGAAGGTGCTGCTATTCATATACATGATCGAAAGCTGGAAGCATTAGAGGACTTGATCGAAGCCGCCAATGGCAAACCTGTCCTTATTGCATATTGGTTTAGACACGATATTGCCCGGATCAAAGAAAGATTTGCTGTCGAAACCTTAGACAACTCTGATTCCATAAAAAGATGGAACAGCGGTGAAATTCCGATTGCAGTCATACATCCGGCGTCTGCTGGACATGGACTGAACCTGCAGGCTGGCGGCTCAACCCTAATATGGTTCGGGTTGACTTGGAGTCTAGAACTCTATCAACAAACCAATGCCAGGCTCTGGAGACAAGGTCAAAGAGAAACGGTAGTTATTCACCATCTTATCGCCAAAGATACGATAGATGAGAAGGTGATGAAAGCACTGAAGGATAAGGACAATACCCAGTCAGCCCTTATCGATGCGGTCAAAGCAACATTCAAAGGAGGTTCGATGAGATGAATATAGTTTGGCACTACCTAGATAAAAAGATGGCAGCGATCAATGCGCTCAAGGATTACAGCAACATGGAATATATCATTGAGCATACAGATGAAGACATTGCTATCATTCATGAAAAGATAGAATCACCAAGGAGTTCAGTTCCCAGTGGTATGCCGAGTGCACACAATCCTAAGGCAATAGAGGATCGTCTGGTTTTCGGTATTGATGAGATTGATGTGCTTAAGGAACGTTATAGACAGGCCTTGGAGTACATGAAATGGTTCAAGCCCGCATGGGAGACACTCGATGAGGATTCGCAATTTATCCTGAATGAATTCTTTGTCCGAGATATTACAAAGACCGAGGCCATTCTAAATGTAAGTGAACAGCTTCATATTGAACGTTCCTGGGTGTACAAGAAAAAGGAAGATGCACTGCGTCAGCTGACGTTACTCCTGTATGGAATTTAGGAGTGGACAAATAGCGGACGCAATTTACAAAAAAACGTATTAGAATAGTATTATGGAAAGCTGCAAAGAGCCTTCGTGGAAAATACCGCGGGGGCTATCTTTATGCCCTAAAGGAGGTGTTTTATGCCGAGAAAACCAAAACGACCATGCTCTCATCCCGGTTGTCCTGAGCTGACAGAGCACCGGTTTTGTGAGGAGCACGCCAAGCAGGAAGCATCCCGCTATGAGAAGTACGATCGTGACCCGGTAACACGAAAGCGTTATGGCCGGGCATGGAAGCGCATACGTGACAGATACATTGAATCACACCCGCTCTGTGAAGAGTGTGTAAAGAACGGAAAAATGACACCGGCTACCGAGGTGCATCACATCCTTCCGCTTGCACGTGGAGGTAATCATGATGAATCGAACCTCAAAGCTCTTTGTACGCCTTGTCATTCATCCATCACAGCGCGTGATGGTGACCGCTGGCACGACCGGTAGGGGGGGATCAAATCTCTGTAGCTCTTTTGCTGGGGAACGGGCGTAGGGTCACACGTTAAAAAACGCGAAATCAAACAGGGTATTAAAGGCTGCAAAAAGAAACCCCCGCCACGCAAGGACGAGGGTTATGAACTGTATACGTTCAAGAGGCTTTCTTTCGGAAAGCAAGGAGGAACTCTGTGGATATATGAAAGGAGAAAAGTTGTCCAGTAGAGCTCTTCAAAGACACATTTATTCCGTTCTCGTCAATGTCCAGTGAAAACGCCTTAATGATTTTCTCGACGGTATCTGTGATGTTGGTTGTCGTTTCGTTTCTGTTTCCCATGATTTCGTTATTGTTCATTATTACACCATTCCTTCCTTTTGATAAGAGTTGACTTCAATCGACATTAAACAGGTTCAGAAGTTTTCTGGCACCTTCGTCTAACCTTGTGACGGAGGAACTATCCCTGGCAATCTGATACAGATCCCTTAGCTTGGAGGAAATGTATTCATTCCACTCGACAGAGTTACAGAGGAAATGAATATCACCGGCATTGACCAAATATGCCTCAATTACGTTGGAGAGTTTATGCTGACCATTTGCATCGGTGTACCCCATTCGGTACAGGTACAGCGTGCTTTCGATCTTTTCGATGTAGGCATAGAAAAAGTCATCGATAAGGGTGACGTTGGTGTAGATGGTATCTCCGATTTTTCTACCGTGCCCCAGAGACAGCCATCCGATCCAACAATACTCACAAGGCAATGCATGGGAATCATATTCGTCTGTCTTAAATACTCTCTTTGAGATTGGTCCTAGTTTATCGAAATCATCTGGATCATCAATGCCGTCTATCTGCTTGCGGGTGAAGACGTTCCAGAACAGAGTGTCTTCCGCTGACATGGTATATAAGGATTCGATGAAATCGATGAGCGCATTTTCATCTGTGGTGTTTTCTATCGAATTTAGCATCAGGTAGTCCATAGATACATTTAGTTTACATGCGATCTTTTCAAGAAGTTCAAAACTTATCTTAATACCTTCATCAACTGGATTCGGTTTTTTTAATCGAGACAGATATCCTCGGCTAATCCCGACCTCTTTCTCAAAAGAACCGCGTTTCATGTTTCTCTTTTTGAGAAGCCTGTCGATGTTGTTCATTATGATTAGTTGCTTTTCATATTCCATAACGTCACCTCCTGTGGTTTGATTCTAGATTAATATATTTGAATTATAATGTCAAATATTTGGACATTTGAAGTATTTGAAGTATAGTTCACTAAAATAACGAATTTTTCTATTTGTAGGCATACTGGAGGTCCATTCAATATAAAGATGGAGTTAACTAAACATAAAATGCGTATGAATTTATCTTTAGCAGAAACCTTTTTGAAGCATGCTTCACGAAAATATTTTTAAAAAAATTTATTAGGAGGTGTTTTGATGGCAAAAGACGGTACCAACCGTGGCGGCGCTCGTATCGGCGCGGGCGCAAAAAAGAAACCACTCGCCGATAAAATAGCGGAAGGCAATCCCGGCGGCAGAAAACTGACCGTTATGGAGTTTTCCGATACAGCCGACCTGCAAGGTCAGACAATGCCGGAGCCGAACAAGATGCTCGAAGCCATACAAAAGGACGGCAAGACGCTGGTCGCAAGCGAGATCTACAAATCCACTTGGATGTGGCTGAAGGAACGCGGATGTGCCGCTCTCGTATCGCCGCAGCTGCTGGAACGCTACGCAATGAGTGTGGCTCGTTGGATTCAATGTGAGGAAGCTGTCACTGAATATGGCTTTTTAGCAAAGCACCCGACTACAGGCAACGCCATACAAAGTCCTTATGTGGCTATGGGTCAAAATTACATGAACCAAACCAATCGCCTGTGGATGGAGATATTCCAGATCGTCAAGGAGAACTGCTCCGGTGAATACAATGGTGCTAACCCGCAGGACGACGTGATGGAGCGTCTGCTCACGGCAAGACGAGGAAAATAAATCAGAGAGGAGAAAAATATGATTACTTATAAAACAGCAGAAAGTGTATGTGAAGGTCATCCCGACAAGCTCTGCGACCTTATTGCAGACAGTGTTTTGGATGCTTGCTTGCGGGAGGATCGTGCTTCCAGAGTGGCATGTGAAGTGATGGCTACCAAGGGAAAGATTATCGTGGCGGGCGAAATCACCTGTAGCGGTAAAATCGATATTCGAATGATCGTGAGAGATACGCTTCGGAAGGTTGGATACAATCCGTGGAAGTATCTCATTTTTGTTTATGTACACAAACAGAGTCGAGACATCGCAAATGGAGTAGGAAATGCCTTGGAATCCAGAAGTGGCGACACTTCCTGGTATAACTCGCTTGGTGCGGGTGATCAGGGGACGATGTACGGCTATGCTACCAACGAAACCAGACAGATGCTCCCTCTCCCGGTAGTATTGGCCAACAGCATCACAAAGAGACTTGATCAGGTTCGACATGACGGACTTATAAAAGGGATCAAGCCAGATGGAAAGGCACAGGTCACCGTGGAGTACGAGGATGGGAAGCCAAAGCGCATTAATACAATCATAGTATCTGTCCAACACGACGCGGCGAAAGACACTGAGGAACTGATCCGGGATATTTATTCACACGTCCTGTGGAAGTGCTTTGAGGATTTCCCTTTTGATGAAGAGTCGGAAGTCCTTATAAATCCTTCCGGCAGGTTTGTTGAAGGTGGGCCTTCGGCTGATACCGGGTTGACTGGCAGAAAGTTGATGGTCGATACCTATGGTGGACTTGCAGCCCATGGCGGCGGTGCCTTTTGTGGAAAAGACCCTACAAAGGTTGACCGGTCCGCTGCTTACATGGCCAGGAATATTGCCAAGCATATCGTCTGGTGTGAATTTGCTGAGCGTTGCCAAGTCAATATCGCCTATGCCATCGGTAAGGCTGATCCGGTATCGATCGAAGTGGATACGTTTGGCACAGGAACAGTAACTGATGCGACACTTCGCGAAGCGATCAAGGAAGTCTGGTGCCTTCGTCCGGCAGCGATTATTGAAATGCTTGATTTGCGGTTCCCTCGTTATAAGGACACAGCGGTGTATGGTCATTTTTCTTCCTGCTTATACCCATGGGAGGATGTCAGAAAATATAAGGAACTTAAAGAGGCGGTGATGCGATTTGAGCAAGACAACCAGTGATATGAAGCTGGTACCGATTCAGGAGCTGGTACCGTATGTAAATAACGCAAGGACTCATTCTCCTGCACAGATCACTAAGCTTCGATCTAGCCTTAGGGAGTTTGGCTTCGTCAATCCCATCATCGTCGACCGAGATTACAGTGTGATTGCTGGACATGGTCGTCTGATTGCCGCTAAAGAAGAAGGCTTTTCAGAGGTTCCATGTGTGTTTGTAGATTACTTGACTGAAGCGCAGAAGAAGGCGTATATCATCGCTGACAACCGTTATGCAGAGGATGCTGGGTGGGATGAAGAACTCTTGAGGTTGGAGATTGAAAGTCTTCAGGGTATGGAGTTTAATGTTGAACTGCTAGGCTTTGAACCGGCTGAACTCAACAAGCTTCTGACAAACGACGATGATATCCAAGAAGATGATTTCGATGTAGATGCAGAGCTGCAAAAACCTGCACTCACAAAGACTGGCGATGTTTGGCTTTTGGGAAAACACCGGCTGGTTTGCGGTGACAGCACAAAGCCTGATACCTATAAAATCCTGATGGATGGAAAGAAAGCAAATCTGGTAGTCACAGATCCTCCGTACAATGTCAATTACGAAGGATCAGCTGGCAAAATCAAAAACGACAACATGGGCAATGAAGCGTTCTATACCTTCCTCTTCGATGCATTTAAAAGCATGGAGGAGGTTATGGCACAGGACGCTTCTATTTATGTGTTCCATGCAGACACTGAAGGACTGAATTTCAGAAAGGCCTTCTCGGATGCAGGCTTTTATCTCTCCGGGACCTGCATCTGGAAAAAACAGAGTCTTGTCCTGGGGCGATCACCATACCAGTGGCAGCATGAACCGGTATTGTTTGGATGGAAGAAAAAAGGCAAACACATGTGGTACTCTGACCGCAAGCAATCGACCATCTGGGAATACGACAAACCTAAGAAGAATGGTGAGCACCCGACAATGAAACCTATAGCCTTGATTGCTAACCCAATCACCAATTCGAGCATGACGGGCTGCATTGTTCTCGATCCCTTTGGGGGTTCGGGTTCAACACTCATTGCCTGTGAACAAACTGACCGCATATGTCACACCATCGAGCTTGATGAGAAGTTTTGTGATGTTATCGTAAAGCGATTTATCGAGCAGGTTGGTTCTGATGAGCAGGTTTTTCTCCTGCGAGATGGAGGCAACAAAGCCTATGGTGAACTCGTCGCAAACATAGAAACACAGCCTGCAAAACAACAGAATTAACTTG